TGGTGGTATTAGTAAGATTAATACAGCAGATAACGTGTTTGGTATCTTTACAAGTCGTGCTATGAAAGAGCGTGGTCGTTATCAATTGCAATGTATGAAATCACGTAGCTCCACTGGCGTAGGACATAAAGTAGACTTAGAGTATAATATCGAAACAATGCGTATCACTGACCCAGGTGAAGATATGGCAGGTGATGGCAACGGTGCAAGTCGTAATATCAACAATGTGCTAAACAACATCAAGCCAAACTCAACTGTTAATAAAGAAACTGGTGAAATTACAGACCATCCAAAAATCAATGCAACAGTGGATAGTAGCAAACTTAAAGGTATGCTTGCCAGTTTAAAGAATAACGGGTAATGATTCCGTATAATCAAATCAGAGATGTACATTTAGAAATCTCGTCATTATGTAATGCAAGGTGCCCGCTATGCCCTAGAAATTTTAGGGGATATCCTTATAATGATGGCTATGTTGAAGCCAATTTAACATTGGCTAATGTCAAACATATTTTTTCACCTGACTTTTTGAAACAATTAAAATCAATATACATCAATGGAAATTTTGGTGATGCAGTAATGAATCCCGAAACTCCTGACATAGTTGAATATTTTAGATCGCAAAATTTAAATTTATTAATTTCAATTAGTACAAACGGCTCAGCAAGAAATAGCAAATTCTGGAGACGTTTAGCTAAAGCAGATGTTAACGTATTATTTTGTTTAGATGGACTTGAAGACACACATCATTTGTATAGACAAAATACTAATTGGTCTACTATTATTAATAATGCTAAAATCTTTATGCTCGCCGGCGGCAAGGCAACATGGAAAATGATTAAATTTGATTTTAACATAAATCAAATTGACGAGTGTCGTGCATTAGCAACTAAATTAGGATTTAGTGCATTTAAGCTCATCGACGAAGAGAGAAATACAGGCCCGGTTTTTGACAAAGATGGAAAATTATTGCATACATTAGGGAATTATCAAGGTGAAACAAATTTTAAAATCTTATTTCATAAAAAACAAACCGATACCGTGCTATTAGAAGATATAGCCCCGATAATAAAACCTAACACTTTATGTCTAACTAGATATAATAGTTCAATTTATATTAGTTCAACTGGTGATGTTTATCCTTGCTGTTATACCGGGTTTAATCCTAAAACGTATGGTCATGGCGAATATCACCAAGCTGTAAATTCGCAATTAATACCACTGATAAAGAATAATAATGCATTAACATATACCTTAGAAGAATGCATTATTTGGTTCAAAGAAGTAAAAGAATCGTGGTCTAAAACATCAGTCAAGGATGGCAAATTAGTTTGTTGTAATGACAATTGCGGTTTTAACTAAATATATTAAACTGGAGTAGAACCTTGCAAAAGCGCACACGTAGTATCCTTACTGAGCTAGATGAACTGTTACAGCATAAGGATAAAGCAAATCTGATTGAAAACAGAGCTAATAACATCATTAATGGTGCTATTAATCTCATTAATCACATCCGTGAAAGTTACGATGCAGAACAAGCTGGCGAGTTAGAACGACGTCTACTTAATGCAATTAAAGGGCAAGATCCAGCAAAATTCAGCCGCGGTATTAGGAAAATGAAAGATGAAGATTAATGAAATATTAGTTGAGGCTGAAATCGATGATTTAATAGCGCAAGCTAGTGCGCCTCCAGTTAAACAGCCCGGAATTATGCAACGAGTAAAGGGCGCAACAGTTGATAGATTTAATGCATCAGCCCAGCGTGGCGCCGCAAATGTTGCTCAACGCAAAGCAACTCCTGGAATACTTGGCGCAGTAGCTAAAGGAATAGGCGCAGTAACGAATACAATCGATAATGCTCCGCATGGCATACCATCTAGTTATGCAGTACTACCAAAAGACACAGATGCAACAATGGACAGAGTACCACAAGCATCAACAAACGCTGCTGGTGAACCAATTGTTGCTCCCCAGAATGCAGCATATTTAAGAACCCTTGCTAAAAATAAAATAGCAACAACAGGAACAGATTCACCAGAAGTAAATGCTGTAATTAAATCAGCCGGCTTATTAAAATAATAATAATAGAGAACATATATGAAGATTAATGAAATATTAACAGAAAATACTGTAGATGAAGGATTTGTTGATTCAGTTAAAAATTTAGGGCAAAATTTTGCTAGTGGACTTAAAGGTGGTGCCAAAATAGGCGCACGAAATGCACAAGGAAAATTTACTAAAGCTGGCTTAATTGCAACTGCGGCTAACAAAATAGGTAAAGGAGTAGCTGCAATACCTAAACTTTCACAAGCGTTCGCCGCGGCAAAAACAGGATACCAAGCATCACAAACATCGAGACAACAGGCAGAACAAACTAAAAAAGTTGCGTCTGGGGCATTACAAAAATGGGTTGCTGTTGATCAAAATATTAAATTATCAGGCACTCAGTCACAGCCTGCGCAAGCAGTACAATGGTTTACTAAATTTACAGGAGTTGCACCAACAATCGCTCCTGCCAATACATCACTTAATGTAATGACACAGTGGATAACTAAAGAAATTTCTAATTTTATGGCAGCACGTGCATTAGCACCAGCCGAAGCGCCAGCGACACCAGCAGCCAAGGTAGCTAAACCGATTAAACCAACTGCATTACCAACAATAGGTGGTATTGGCCCAACCGATCCTAGATATGCTGCACTTGCCGCTAAAACTAGTACTGCACCAGCAACACCAACAGTTTAATCCTCTAAATGTTCTATCTATTGTGCTAATTAGATAAATAACTGTATAGGAGATTTTATATGTACGGGTTCATTTATCTAACAACTTGCACTATTAACAATAAAAAATATGTAGGATTATGTTCGCATGAATCTATACATAAAGAATTATATTTGGGCAGTGGCAAGATATTAAAAAATGCAGTTAAACGTTACGGTAAATCTAATTTTACTAGAGTGATATTAGAGGAATGTTCGAGCTGGCAAGAATTATCTGATGCCGAAATTAAATGGATTGCTTACTATAATGCAACCACAAATACAGAATTTTACAATATTGAATCGGGCGGGTATGGTGGTGATCCTAATACTATTAAAGAAATTTGGAAAAATAGAACACAGGAACAAAAAGATATTATCGGTGACAAAATATCCGCTACTAAGAAACGATTAGGATCAAGTAAAGGTAGTAAAAATTCGATGTACGGTAAACATACGGGTAAATTAGTACAGGCAGTATGGGATTCGCGCACTAAAGAATATAAGAAAGAAATTGGTGCAAAAGTATCAGCTGCACGAAAAGAAATGGGATCAGCAAAAGGTACCAATAATCCAATGTATGGTAGAAGTGCTATAACTGAAAAAAATCTCAAATGGTATACTAATGGGATAGAAAATAAATACATTACAGAAGGTACACAATCAGATGGTTTTGTTCGCGGTCGAACTAATTTATCGGGCAACATAGGAAAACGAACAAATGCAACTGCACGAAATACAAAATAAAAGTCCTAGTTGGCAATTAGTGGAAGCTACTGGAATAAAAACACCATCAATTCATATAGAACACTTAGAAGATTTAATCTTTAATAGTGGCTATGCAGGTGCGCATGCGGCATTGGACTATGTAGAAAGTTTACGTCTAATGTTGGCAGAAGGCACAGGAACAACTACACAGCTTACAGTTAAATGGGACGGTGCGCCTGCAATTATCTGTGGGATCGACCCAAGTGATAGTAAATTCTTTATTGGTACTAAATCAGTATTTGCTAAAGGCGAGCCAAAACGTTGTAAAAATGCAGCAGACATTGACAAATGGTACAGCGCACAACCAGAGCTCGCTACTAAACTACTTTCAGCATTAAAACATCTCCCAAAACTTGGCATCGGTGGTGTTATACAAGGTGATTTGATGTTTACAGAAGGCGATGTAAGCACAGTATCTATCAATGATGAAGATTGCTATGTATTCACTCCAAACACAATTACGTATGCAGTACCAGTTAATAGCAACTTGGGTAAACGTATCGCAAAAGCTAGTCTTGGCATTATATTCCACACTAGCTACGAGGGCACTTCACTAGAGGCAATGACAGCAAACTACGGAGTAAACGTAGGTAGCTTGCATCAAACATCAGCAGTATGGTTTGATGACGCAACGTATAAAGACTTTACGGGTGTTGCAAGTTTAACCCCAACTGAAAACGCTAGCATACAAAAACAAATTGCTGCAACACAAGCAACAATAGAGAAAATTGGGCAAGCTCGCTTTGACATTATTTTAAACAACAAAGACTTTGCACGTAGTATTAAGCCATTCATAAATCAAATGGTTAGACAGGGCGAACAAGTGGGCGAACCATTGCAGTTCTTACAAAAGTTTGTTGACTATTACAATGCTGAACTAATGAAAGACATTGAGAATTTATCAGGCGGTATTGCTGGACGTGCGGCACAGGCTCGTTTAGTAAAGATTAAAGAAAAAGAACAATGGGTAGCAGACAATGCAAACAACTTGCTGATTATACTTGCTACATACAAACGTATTATTGAACTTAAACATGCGTTGATGCGTAAACTACAACAAGTAGACAGCATTGGTACATTTCAGAAAACAAATGACGGTTACAAAGTAACTGCTCCAGAAGGCTTTGTTGCAATAGGACATGATGGCGGTGCAATTAAGCTAGTTGATAGACTTGAATTCACTCGCACAAACGCATTACGCCGTAGTTAAAAATAAACACATTACAGTATGGAATTTTGCGCAGATGATAAATAAATGTATGCGCTTAAACACGCAAACTTAAAATTAGGAGAAATATTATGACTACACCAGCTCGCGTTAACGGTGGTGCTTTACCAGTAGTAACAACAGGTCGTTCATTACAAATGTTCACTGTTGGTTTAACAGGCGTTCATACAGGTTATTCAGCAGTTGATAGTGACTTTGAAAAACTAGTACGTGCTATCGAAACAATCGGTACTGTTGAAATCTTAGGTACACCAGCAGGAGATGCATTCCGTGTTGCTATCTCAGGTACACAAGTTACAGCAACTTCAGGTACAGCTTCATTACAAGGTATCTGTAATGCAGCAGTTGCAACTACTACAGTTGCAGACTACACATTCTAATATAAAACATTAAAATGTAAACTAAAATGGCAGTTTTTTAACTGCCATTTTTTTACGACTATAAATATTGCTATGGAAGCATTATATCAGTATCGAGCATATACACTAATAGATATAACCGAAACTAAAGTACTGACGCAATCAATAGAACAACAGAAGCAACGCAATCAACAACGTAACTGGGAAACAATAAACCAGTTATTAAGTTTGCGAGCACAGCTATTAGAATTTAATTATCTGTCTGTTATAACTGCTGATGTTGCAGAGTATGCGTTTGGGGTTAACTATGTAGGAATACACAACATTTGGTCGTTTGACTTTGCAGTTGACCGCGATGATGTGTATGCGTTTAATCACGACAAGTATGGCGCATTAAAAGATGACTTTAAAATTACACCAATCATACTTGGTTTAGACGAAACAGCAAAACCTCCACTGCCACTGTTCTACGCAAGTGGTGTGAATAATAATATCTACTTTAAAACACGTACTTAACAATATCTCAATATAACTAAATATTAGTTAGATGCAACAACAATAATCATGGCACATATTAAGGCATAACCTAGGCTCAACGAATACGCATCGCTACTATATAAAAGAGAGCGATAATGGCAAATAAACCTACAGAAATAGAGAAACAAAATCTAGAAGCTCATGTTGAACTGTGCGCCGTAAGGTACGGTAGCTTGGAAACTAAATTAAACAACTTAGAAGAGAGAATGGACAAACTTGAAGTCCATCTGATCGACATTAAAAACAGCCTAACCGACAAAATATCAGGTAGCGACAAACAAACTATCAGCATCTTCACAACATTAATGGGTGTTGTATTAGCAGGACTCATTGGCTTTATTACACACGGTATCTTTAAATAAACTACGCAATGCCATCCTGTAATAAATACTTTATAGGATAACATCATGAAAATTGTTGAACTCACAAACAAACTATTATTAACAATCACAAACGAAGAACACGAACTACTAGAACAGTTCACAGGCGATACTAGTATTGCTAAAAGTCAATTAGACGAACGCGAACAAATGATCGCAAATCAACTCACAGTCAAAGATGTACTGTTAAGAACAAATGAAGCCGGAAAAATCTATTACAAAAAACGCATTGACTGAAATCGACATTGAAAAAATACGTCGATTTACAGAGGCTGAACTTGCTAAACACAGTAAAGGTCCGCTCCCATTCTGCTATCAACTTGGAGCAGATACATTAATAGTTGGCAAATATAAGATAGTAAAAATTACAGACAAAAATTGGCGCATAACTAAAGATAACGAACAAGTCTTTGACTTCTTTAATAGAAAAGATGCTATATTTTACTGTATTGCGTTACATAAGCACAAATATGAATTAGCGCAAGATGTACGCATTAACGATAATTTAATTGGTATACTTGAATTTGATGCTATACTGTACAGATATCGTTATAAGCAAGCACAAGAAAAAAATGATGATTGGAATATTACATTGTATTCTAATAAATACACTGAAACTATGTTACGAATTGAAGAATCGAAGAAACAATTAAAGAAGTCTATCGTTTTGATAAATAATATTAAATAAATTGCATTCAGGAAGAACTAAACATGAAACTATCAGAAATGTCATCAACATCAGCAAAAAGACTTAACAAGGTATTGGAAAGTCGATTC